CTTCTTTACTTCATAAATTAATTTTTCTGCTGAATATTCGTCCAATTTTTTTGTTTCTAACAAATATTTGTACAGCTGTAGCTCTTTATAAAGAACTCCGTCCTTATTAAAAAACTCTTTAATAATCGCAACAAGTCTATTTTGCTTATTCTTATCCTTTTTTAACACCCCTTTTGTTAGCTCTCTTGTAAGAGCCTCAAAAAGAAAAGCGGTATTTCTTTTCTTATTATGTTTCATTTTCATTTAGATGTTTCTCCAAATTTTCTACAAGCTTATTTATTTCAAAATTACTTGTAAACAATCTTTTTTCTGCTTCTCCACTTTTATAAATAGCTTCTTCTTCTTGCAGGAATCCCTTGGCCACACCAGAAAGGCCTTTGGCGCCCGGGTGAGGATTTTGTTTATACATGCCAGCTAGTGCTTTCTGATTTTTTCTTCTGCCGGCGATCCCGGTTTTTGTCTTGTTTTTGGAGTCTGGAACTGGCACGTATTTATGACCTTTGGCGCCCTTTGTCTCGTAAGAGCCATCATTATATTGAACATATGCGATGTCACCCCATTTCCCTACGTCTCTTTTGCCGGGAAGAGCCTCGCCTTCAGGCTCAGCCAATAATACGCCCTCTTCTTCGGGCGGTGCCTCTTCAGCGGCTTCTTCTGGCGCGGGAAGTTCGCCACCTAATTCGCCGGCCAATCCACCACCACCCATTTCGCCGCCCATTTCGGCGGGTGGCGCGGCGGTGGCCTCAATGTCTGCAGCAAATTTAGCATCATGGAACATTTCTATTTGATTTCTAACATATTCTTCTTCAGAAAGATTAAACATGTGCCGGCCTATCCAGCGCTTACTGAAGAATCCGTCTGTTGCGCCACTGGCTACCTCAAACTTAACTCTCCAGTGCTCAAGATCTTGTAACTCTGCTAATTTCGAAGGATTGTTGAGCGAAAGCGTAAATCCAACTAAATCTTCATCTCGGAATCCCAAAGTATATAAATGTACAATTGCAATTTTTTCTAGTTCAGATATTATGGATCTTTGCAATCGCTGAACCGTTCTTGCAAAACGAATATCTTTTTGAGCTAAAGTTGCTTTATCCTCGTCTGAATCTTTTCCGCGGGCAAGATATGAACGTGGAATCTTAAGAGCAGAAAACAGCTTGTCTCTTAAGTACTCAACATCATCAATATCGCCTGTAAATTGGCCGCCGGGCAACGTACCAATGTCAGACATTGAGCCTGCGCGGACAGGAATAAAATAGTCTTCTTCAACACTCATAGGATTATATCGAAGATCGACGCGGCCAGTTTCAGGATCAACAACCTTGTTACGCTTAAGCTGAGTCATTACTTTTTCCATGTACTGCTCAACCTCTTCTGGTGGAATGCCACCTACGTCGATTTTGAAAAGCCTTCTCTCCGGAGAGCGGACAATCCTATAAGCCATCATAGCATCTTCTAATAGCGTTAACTGACGCCAAATTCTTCTTGCTGCCTCTAAAACTGAAGTGCCGTATGGTGCATATTTATCATTTCCTAGAATGCGAAAATGTGCCAACTGCCAGTTTTCGAATGTCATGCCGCCCGAGTTCCACTGGAATTGTATATACTGAGGGTTTGTTTTGTCTTCCCCCTCCATTCTTTCTATTTCGCTGGACGGAAGGCCTATAACATTTTTAATACCCAACTCTTCATCGATGTCCATATATAAAAATGTATCACCAAACTTACACATTGTACGGGCCCAGCCAAACAAATTGTGTTCGATGTTTAAAACATTGTAAAACAATACATGCAGCGTTTCTTTTATTTCTTCATTTAAGCAATGAATATGTAATAAAGTTTCAAGTGCGCTGGAAGTGGTCATTTCGTCGGCATATATGTCAAGCGCTGATGCAATCTCTGGGGTGTACTCCATTTGATCAAAATCAAGATAACGCTCGGCCCTTTGGGCGTTAGACATTAATTTGGCTTGAATATCTTTGAATGGATCGTATTGGGTTTTCTTAAACTGTTGCCCGCTTGCAGATTTAAACGTTGAAGCAAGTTTGGCCAATCGGTCTCGGCGATTTATTCTAGTCGCTTGTCTTCTATAATTTACAATTGGACCAGACAATAGCCTAGTTAACTTTTTATACAACGGAGAGCTTGGGTTATTAGGATTCTGTCCTCTAAGTCTATTACGTGATGCCATGTTTTATCCCTTTAAAATCCATAAAAATTCTTTAGACAACGATGGTTGCTGCGCGTGTGGTCTTGAATTTCTATTCACAATTGCATTTCCAAATTGATCTCTTTGTCGAGTGCTCAACATTCCTTTAATTCTCGTATCTAAGTTAGTTGAGTTTGCCCCTATGCAATTTGCAAAAGCTTTTTTATATTCTAAATCTCTTTTATTCGCCACCAAAGCTGTATCTCTAATCCAACAACCAATAGCACACGCCATCACCAAGTCGTCAGTATATCCTCTCATTCCAGCAGCCTTACCATTAGTCCAAACAAAAGTTTTCAATTCATTATACAGTCTTAGCGAATTTATCTTAATTAGTTTATTCCTAATGAATTCTTCAAGTTTTGAAATTATTAACGGCCTAGTTTTCATTGTGGTGCTAAAACCAGCAATTGAATTTGATCTCGCATCTGCCAAATGTTGTTCAATGTATTCATGAGTTGATTTAATCGAGTGATATAAGTTGGGGTGTTTTAGCTCTTTAAGTTTATCTAAAACTGATAAACCTATAGAGTTGTTTTCGACCACTGTCATACAAAATCCATATTCCTTGCTGCCATCGTGTATAAGGCGTGCAAAGTCATCAATGGGTAGCTTACCTTGATATTCAGCAACTATTTCCATAGTGTCAATTCTAAAAACATGAAAGACCGAATTATCTTTTCCGTCACCGCGAGCAACATCTGCGCTTAAAAGATATTGGCCTCCCGATTCATAATTTTCCCAAATCCAAAAATTCCTGTCAAAGCCGGTTTTGTATTTTGGCTCTTTAATTTGTTTTTCTAATTTTTCTAAATCTTCTGGATGAAGTAAGGTTTCGCCCGACATGTTGAAATTACATTCAAGCTCTTGTGCAATCTCCCGGCGGGACATATTGCGAGTTTCTTTTTCAAACCACTCTTGGTCTCGCTCTGGGTGAGTTTGCCATGGGAGCCTTACGTGATTAAAATCATTTTTTCCTTCTTCTGCTTCTGCATAAGTTTTGTGAAACCAGTTGCCAACGCCGAACGGAGTACTGATAGCTATACATCTGCCGCCAGTTGACAAAGTGGGATACAAGCCGGCCCAAAGGTCATCCATTCCTTCAATAATCGCAGCCTCATCAATAACCAATAATGTTAGAGCTTCTGAACGGCCGGCGTCACCAGAAGTCGAAGAAGCTTTTACTTGCGAGCCGTTGTCTAGCTCAAATGAGTTTCTATTATCAATAACAATATTAGAAATCACTAGCCATGGCGGCAATTGCTTAATTATAAATTTTACTTTTTTAACTAAGTTTGCAGCAACATTAAGCTTGGTTGCCATCACCAAAACATTTTTATCTCGATGAAAAAGCATTAGCCAAGCAACATAAGCAGCAGTCATTGTTGAAATGCCAAGCTGCCTTGCTTTTAAGATTATATTAAATCGATGATCGTTACAATCTGCGAGAGCTTCTTTCTGAAAATCATAAAGTTTAAATGGAATAAGCCCACGAAGAGGGTGAGAAATCTTAACAAAATTGTCAATAAAATAAACTGGGTCTTTGCCTGATTTTACAACTTCGCGAATAATTTCTTGCTTTGAAAGTTCATAAGGCATATCATTTTTTCAACTACTGTTTTCCTTTATAGAGTCTATTTTTAGGATTTTGTTTTGAATGTAACGCTAAAAACTTCCTAATTGCATCATCAGTTTCTTTCTTGTGGTTCGCGTCATCGGGAGATGAGTCAACCCCGCCGATTGTATACTCTACTTTGGTTGTAGCCCAACAGCGCTTTCTAGAGATATATTCTACGTTGACCACAAATTCTTTTTTAGCCTCTTTTAGCCCAAGAGCTTGACCGGTTTCTTTTTTATATTCTTTTTGAATGTATTTTTTAATGTTATTAACTTTCTTTTTAACATCAGTTTCAAAATTATTTTTCTTAAGCACCTCTAAATTACACTGTGTGTGATATCTGATGCCCATCATATTGCCATAAAAAACAACCGCAAAGCCGTCCATCAGCCGTTCGCGAAAACCATGAGAGAAGGCATCATCGTCTTCCTCTCTAGACAAACCAATTTTAATTGGCTCACCCTCTGGCGTGGTTGCTCCATCGTGTGTGTTTGAAACAACTTTTGATATAGCTTTATAAATTTCATCAGTGGTCAGTTTTGCCATTTTTTAATCCTCTTTTGGGCGCCAGCCCGAATTCCAGCGCGCCTCTCTTCCTTCGACGTATTCTATATAACATTCATAGCAACAATTAAATT